ACATGCTGAAGGCGAACTACTCGAACTCGCGGCTCGCCTTGCTCGAGTTCCGCCGGCGCATCGAGGCGTACCAGCACGCGGTGATGGTGTGGCAGGTCTGCCGGCGCGTCTGGGCGCGCTGGATGGATACGGCCGTGATGGCGGGTGCGCTCGCTCTGCCGGACTACGAGGCGCGGCGCCGGGAGTACGTCGCCTGTGCCTGGCTGCCGCCGCGCTGGGACTGGGTGGATCCGCTGAAGGACGCGCGGGCGGAGATCGAGCAGATCGAGGCCGGGCTGAAGAGTCGCACCCAGGCGCTCGCCGAGCGCGGCTACGACGCCGAGCAGGTCGATGCCGAGATCGCCGCCGATCGGGCGCGCGAGCAGCGCCTCGGGCTCGTGTTCAACAGCATGCCGCCAGCCGGCGCCGCACCTATCGACGCCGAGGAGGATCGAATGGGTTGATGACGGCGACGCCGGTCGGCGTGAAATCGGAGACGTTCCGCGTCGCCACCGTCAGCCCGTGTTCGAGCGCCGTGGCGGCGAGCATCAGGTCCGCGCTCTCGTTTCCCATGGTGGCGCACAGGCGCCCCCACCGTCGTGCCGATCCGAGATCGAAGGGAAGGATCCGGTCGCCATAGACCGACAGGACCCAGTCGAGCCACGCAGCGAGCGTGTCGGCGAAAGCGGGGTCGGCAGTCCGCTGCCGCGCGATGCCGTTCTCGATCTCGCCGATGCTGATCACGCTCAGGAACAGATCGGCGGTGCGCTGCTTGCGGATCCAGGCGGCGACCTGCGGGAAACGCTCCTGCCGGCGCAGCGCCGACACCACGACGGTATCGAGCAGGTACATCAGAACGCGACGTCCCGCATGCGGACGTTCAGGCGATGGAACTCCTCGCCTCCCTGCGGGATAGCGAGCAGTGCGTCGGCGAAGCTGGGCGCCTTGGCACGCTTCAGGCGTTGCAGCCGCTCGTACTCGGCCGCGTCCACCACCACCACGGCCGGCTTGCCGTGCTTGGTGACGGTCTGCGGCCCGCGGCGTGCAGCCTCCACCAGGGCGCTGAAGCGGTTCTTGGCGTCCTGCACGGACCAGGAGGTCCCGGCCATGGTCATCCTCGATCTGGACAGAAAGACTGGCTAGAACATGGTCGCTCGGAACGCCGCGGTCAACTCCCAGCTCGTCTGCGCCGCCCATACAGGACCGCTGGCGACGCGCCTTGCCGCTCGGCCGCTGGCGATCGCGCCGCGCGCGCTGGAGATGCTGCTGGCGGCGGGCCGGGTGACGCTCGCTCCGCGCACCGACGCCATCACGCGGGGCCGTGGCTACGCCGTCACCGCTGCCGGCATCGCCGTGGTGCCGGTGCTGGGTCCGCTGGTCGCGCGCGGCGACTGGCTGACCGAGCTGTTCGGCGCCTCCGTCTACGGCGAGGTGGGCGATGCGGTCCAGGCGGCGCTGGCCGATCCGTCGGTGCGTGGCGTGGTGATGGAGATCGACTCCCCCGGCGGCGAGGTCGCCGGCATGTTCGATCTCGCCGACCGTCTCACCTCGCTGCGCGCCTCCGCCGGTAAGCCACTGTGGGCAGTCGCGAGCGAGAGCGCGACCTCGGCGGCCTACGCGATCGCCAGCACGGCGGAGCGCATCTACGTCACCCGGACCGGCGAGGTCGGCTCGATCGGCGTCGTCGCCGCGCACGTCGATCAGAGCGGCGCCGACGCCAAGGCGGGGCTCGCCTGGACCTTCATCCACGCCGGCGCGCGCAAGCTCGACGGCAACCCGCACGAGCCGCTCTCGGATCCGGCGCGTGCTGCGATCCAGGCGGACGTCGACGCGCTGTACAGCGAGCTCGTCGGCCTGGTCGCGCGCAACCGCAACCTCACGCCCGAGGCCGTGCGCGGCACGGAGGCGGCGATCTATCGCGGCCGTGCCGGCATCGCGATGGGTCTCGCCGACCGCGTCGGCACCGTTGAGAGCGCGCTCACGGAGATGACGACCGCACTCGCGGCGCCGCCGAGCCGGCGCAGTGCATCCACCCAGACCCCTTCAAGGAGAGTGACCATGACCCACCCGGTCGAGACCGACGACGCACCCACGGAAGAGACGCAGCAGGACCCGCCGCAGGAGACGCGCGAGGCCGCACCGCCGGAACCGGCTCCGCCTGACGACGCCGCGCGTGCCGCCGCCGCGGAGACCGCCGAGGTGGCGGCGCAGGCCGCACGGCTCGGCGTCACGGTCGATGCAGCGGACGCGATCCGCCGCGGCGTAGCCGCCCACGCGCTGCGCCGCTCCGTGCTCGACACCTTGGCTTCGCGCGCCGAGGCGAGCGCGGTGATCGCTGCCGCACCGAAGCCCGGCAGTTCCGACGAAAGCCCGATCGTCCGCCGTGCGCGCGAACGCGCTGCCGCAGCACGCAGCTGACCAGGAGACCAACCCATGCCCGTTCTGACCAAGGATCCGACGCTCGGCGACCTGCTGAAGTACGAGCTCAACGGCAACTACACCCGCGAGGTCGTGACGCTCAAGGGCGGCACCGACTATCCGCTCGGCGCCGTGCTCGGGAAGATCACGGCGAGCGGCATCTACCGCTTTTCGCCCGCGGCCACGGTGACCGGTGACGAGGGTGCCGAGACCGCGGTCGCGGTGCTGATCGAGGCGGTCGATGCCACCGCCGGCGACCGCGATGGCCTGGTGGTCGCACGCGGCCCGGCGATCGTCTCGAAGGGTGCCCTGGTGTTCGACCCCTCGGTCGATCAGCCGGCCGAGATCGCCGCCAAGCACGCCGAGCTCAGCGCCGCCGGCGTCGTCCCGCGCGACACCGCCTGAGCACGCCCGCTCATCCACGCCGTGCGCGGCGCCGGGGTTCCCTCGGCGCCGCATCGGGACCCCATCGCGCAAGCGCGATGGGAGCCCTTTCGTCTCTACCCACAGGAGGCCGACCGATGGTCGCCATCATCAATCCGTTCGACGCCGGCGGCTACTCGCTCGCCGAGATGACCCAGGCCATCAACATCCTGCCCAACGTCTACACCCGCCTGGGGCAGATGGGCCTGTTCCGCTTCGAGGGCGTGACCCAGCGCTCGGTGATCATCGAGCAGGCCGAGGGGGTGCTGAACCTGCTCCCCACCGTGCCGCTCGGTGGGCCGGCCACCGTCGCCAACCGCGACCTCCGCTCGATGCGCTCCTTCACCGTGCCGTGGATCCCGCACGACGATGCCATCACCCCCCAGGACATCCAGGGCGTGCGCGGCTTCGGCGTGGCCGACGTGGCCGACCCGCTCGCCACCGTGATGGAGCGCAAGCTCACCCGCATGCGCGTCAAGCACGCGCAGACCCGCGAGTACATGGAGGTCAATGCGCTGCGCGGGGTGGTGAAGGACGGCGCCGGGGTGACGCTCTACAACTACTTCACCGAGTTCGGGCTGGCCCAGCTCGAGGTGGACTTCCTGCTCGGCACCGCGACCACCAGCATGCAGGCGAAGGTGCGGACCCTGCTGCGGCTGGTCGAGGAGGAGCTGAAGGGCGAGACCATGACCGGCGTGCACGCGCTGGTCAGCCCCGAGTTCTTCGATCGTCTGATCGGCCACGCCAAGGTCGAGGAGGCGTACAAGTACTACGCGTCCACGGGCGCGCAGCCGCTGCGGGAGGATACCCGCCGGCGCTTCCCGTTCTCGGGCGTGGTGTTCGAGGAGTACAACGCGACGGTGACGCTCTCCACGGGTGGCACCGAGAAGCTGGTGCCGGCGAGCGAGGGGATCGCGTTCCCGCTCGGCACGCTCGACACCTTCGTCACCTACGGCGCGCCGGCGAACCTGATCGAGACCGTGAACACGGTCGGGCTGCCGATCTATGCCCGGCAGCTCGCGCGTCCCGATGGCTCCGCGATCGAGGTGAAGACCGAGGCCTCGATCCTGCCGGTCAACAAGCGGCCGCGCCTGGCGGTGCGGATCTTCTCGTCCAACTGAGGTGGAGCTGTTCGCCGCGGCGCTCGGCGACATCCTCGCCGACCCGCACGTTGGGGTCGATGCGGAGTGGCGGCAGGGTGGGGCCGGGCCGCCCACTCCGGTGCGCGTGGTGCGGTCCTCGCCCGACCGGGTGGCGACCGCCTTCGACGCCGCCGTGATCCAGGCGACCGACGTGCTCACCGTCGCGGTCGCGGACCTCCCCGACCTCGCCTCGGGCGACAGCGTCACCGTGGGTTCGGACGTGCTGATCGTTCAGCACGCCGAGCGCGACGCCATTGGCGTGGCGTGGCGCGTGTTCTGCCGGAGAGAGCCATGAGCCGTGTCGTTCGTAGGGCCAGCATGCTCGCGGCCGTGCTGGTGCTCGCCGGCGGCTGCGCGCCGAAGCTCTGGGACGCGCTATTCCCGCGCGACCTCTGCGCCGAGATCCAGCCGATCCTGCCGAGCCCGCGCGACACCGCCGACACGCTCCGCCAGGTCACCGCCCAGACGGCGCTCATCCACGAGCTCTGCGCCCGATGACCGAGACCAACATCGCCCTGCTCAGCCGGCTGGTGGAGAGCAGTCCGGTCATCGTGCTGGTCTGCTTCTTCTTCATCGGCCTGCTGCTGCGCTGGCACTACCGGATGGAGGAGCGTCTCAAGCAGAAGGACGCGCAGATCATCGCCCTGCAGCGCGAGACGTTGCAGGCCATGCACGACGTTCGCGATGCGGTGCGTGATCTGACCGGTGCCATCCGGTCTGCACGCTGATGCGTCTCGTCGCCGCGCTCGGCACCAGCCTGACCAGGATCCTGGAGCAGGAGGTACGCACGGGCGAGCGCGCGGTGACGCGTGGCGTGCGGGCGGAGACCGAGCGGTTGAAGACCGAGCTACGCCAGCAGGTGGTCTCGGCGTTCGGAGCGCGCGGCCGCGGCATCGCCAATGCCTGGCGCGCGCGGATGTTCCCGCAATCAGGCGAGAGCCTGGGTGCGGCCGGCATCGTCTGGACCAAGGTGCCGAGCATCATCGATGCGTTCGCGCGCGGCGCGACGATCCGCGCCCGCGGCGGCCGGTTCCTCGCGATCCCCACCGGCTTCAACGCACCGCAGGGACGTCGCGGCCGGGGAGCGCGCGTCACGCCGCAGCAGATGGTGGCGAGCCGGCAGGCGTTCCTGCGGCCGTTCCGATCGGACCGGGGCTTCGTCTGGTGCCTGCCGGTGCGTCAAGGGGAGCGCCTTGGCCGGCGACGTGCGCCGCTGATCGCCGGGGGGCTCGCCGCAGTGGCCACCGCCCGGCGCAGAGCGGCGGCCGGATGGCAGGCCGAACTGCTGCGCCAGGGCTTCGTGCCGATGTTCCTGCTGGTCCCACAGGTGCAGCTCGCCAAGCGGCTCGACGTCCGCGGTGCCGGCAGTCGGGCGCTCGCGCGCCTGCCCGCCGCGATCGTCCGGGAATGGGAGGTCGTGGCCCGATGATGCGTGTCGAGAAACTCTCGCCGCGCCTCTGCCTGGCGCTGCTCACGCTCAGGGTCGCGCTGAGCTGGCTGGTCGCCTTGCTCGCGCTCGCGGTCATCCATGTGCTCGGAAGCTGGGCCGCGGAGCTGATCGGATGGCTATGAGCAGCCGCGAGGCCGCGCTCACCGCGCTGCACACCGCACTCTCGACCGCGCTCGCGGCACGCTCGCCCACGCCGCAGGTGCTGCGCAGCGAGACCGTGCCGCAGCGTATCGCGGCCGGCGGGCTCGTCGTCGTGCAGGACGGCGAGACGGTCGAGGAGGCCGCGATCCTCTCGCCGCTGCGCTGGCAGGTCCGTCACGTCGCGGAGGTCGTCGTCGCCGCCCCTGGCGTGACTCCGGAAGCGCGTGCCGCAGCGCTCGACGCGCTCCTCGTGGACGTCGCCGACGCGGTGGTCGCGGATCGCACGCTCGGCGGCGCGGTCGAATGGGCGCAGCCCGAAAGCCCGTCCTTCGACGATCTCGAGTTCGACGGCGCGGCCGCGGTCCGGGCCGCCTCGGTGCCTGTCTCGCTCTGGTTCACCACCACCGAGACCCCGCTCTCCTGACCATCGGAGGTTCCCATGCCGCGTGCCATCGGCGCGAACAGCAAGCTGCACATGGCGGTCGAGACGGCCTACGGCGAGGCACCGGGCGGCGACTGGCGGCTGATGCCGTTCGTCTCCTGCGACCTCGGCGCCGAGCAGCCCTTCATCGACGCCGACGTGATCGGGCTTGCCCCCAACCGTGACGTGGCCCCGCCGTTCCGCGATATCGTCACCGTTCAGGGCCAGGCCGTGGTGCCGATCGATCTCGAGTTCATCGGCGACTGGCTCTCCCTGCTGCTCGGTGCGCCTACCTCTACGGGCACTGCGCCGGACTTCGAGCACGTGTTCGTCTCGGGCGCGTCGCCGCTGCCGTCGAACAGCATCGAGCTCGCCTATCCCGAGGTGCCGAACTTTGACGTGATCGCCGGCGTGCGCGCCGACACCTGCGAGATCGACTTCTCCCCCTCCGGCGCCGCCACCGCCACCGTGGGCCTGATCGGCCAGGGATCGACCCGCTCGGCCACCTCCTCGGCCGGCACGCCGACCACGCGCGACTACGTCGCCTTCAACAAGGCGCAGGGCTCGATCCGCCGCAATGGTGCGCTACTCGCGCAGATCACCGGCGGGCGGCTCACCTACGCGAACGGCGCGGAGATCGTCCGCACGATCCGCGACGACCTGAAAATCGAGGGCGTCGATCCCGGCCTCGCCCGCGCCACCGGACAGATCACCAGCCGGTTCGAGAACACGCTGCTGCTCGACGACGCCGCCAGCAACGCCGGCCTCGAGATCGCCTTCGAGTACCGCATCAGCGACACCCGCCGGCTCACCATCACCCTGCACGAAACCTATCTCGCGCTCGCCAAGACGCCGATCCAGGGTCCCGCCGGCATCGAGGCCGCCTTCGAGTTCCGCGCCGCCTTCAACGCCGCCGCCGGGCGCATGATGACCGTCACCCTCAGGAACAGCGTCGCCAGCTACGGGTGAACTCGACGTCGGCTCCGATCGCGAAGCTCGGCTCAGATCTCGTCGGGATCTGCCGACGGCGTGTGCCGGACGAGATCCATGGCATCGTGCAGCACCCGCAGGACATCGATCACCTCACGTCCTGCCTCGCGGCTGATCCGGAACAGCAGGAAGTGCCGCCCGCGGTGGCCCTTGCGCGCCACGTGCAACGTCATCAGCCCACGGGCGACCTCATCGCGGGGTTTGGCACCGGGCGCATCAGGCCCTTCGCTGAGGGCTTCGATCGCGCTCGTCAGCGTCTCGGCATAGCGGCGAGCCTGCACGTCGCCGAACTGCCCTGCCGTCCATGCCAGGATCTCCGCAACATCGGCTTCGGCCTGTGCCGTCAGGCGCACCCGCCAGGAGCGGCGCGGCCTGATCAACGGGCCTGCGCGCGCTTGGCGCCCTTGCGGATCGCAGCATCGGCCACCGTGCCAAGATGACGACGCAGCGACTGCGAATCGTCGAAGCTGCGGAACCGGCCTGCCTCGATATCGGCGATGCCCACACGCGCGGCTTCGCGCAGCGCCTTGAGCCGGGCCTGCTCTTCGGCGTCGCGCGCCTCGATCAGACGCAGCCCCTCGCGCAGCACCTCGCTGGCGTTCTGGTAGCGACCTGAGGCGACGAGCCGTTCGACCAGCTCGGCCTGGTGGTCGGTGAGCACAACATTGCGGGTGGGCATGAGCAGCCTCCTGTGAGCGTTGGCCATCACGATTGGCATATTATGCCATACGGCGTGGCTCGACAAGGCTGCACCTCGCTGCGGTGACGCAAGCTTCGTAGCAACACTCAAGGGGGCATGCATGCTCACGCTTGATCTCTCCACCGAGCCGCGCTGGGTGGACCTTCCATATGGCGTGCGGCTGAAGCTGCGTCCGGCGAGCACGGCGATCGTCAGCGCTGCGCAGGCGCGTGCGACCCGGCTGGCGGCGGAGGCTGCGGCCGAGTTCGGCCCGCCCGACGACGAGGATCTGCGCCGCGGCTTTGCCTTCATGCTGCTGGTGCAGACGCTGGCGCGGCATCTGGTGCTCGAGTGGGAGGGCGTGGGTGACGCCGAGGGCCGGCCTCTGCCGCTCAGCGCAGCGGCGGTGGAGCGGCTGATGGAGCAGGACGAGATTGCCGCCGCGTTCTGGGAGGCGTCGATGCGGACGCTGCGCGCGGTGGACGCGGAGGGAAACGGCTGAAGGCCCGTGCCGCGTGGCACTTCGCGCACGGGCCTGAGTATTGCCGCGGCTGCGCCGCGCTGGCGCGGGACTGCGGGATGAACTGCCCCTATGCGGCGCATGCACCAGAGACCGTCGAGGGTGCTGCGTGCTGGCGCGCAGCGGCCGCCGCGATCACCGCGGACTTCGCCGGCGCCCGGCTCGACATGCCTTCGGCACTCGCCCTGGCGGGGTCGCTCGGCGCGCAGGCATGGGTCGCCGCCGAGCTGCTCGGCGCGATCGCGGCCGGGCTCGCGGAGGCGCAGGCAGTGCGCCGGGACGGCTCGGCGATGAGGGAGCGCGGCGCATGAGTGACGCGACGCGGCGGCTCTCGGTGCGCCTGTCGGTGGACGGCGCGCAGCAGACGAAGCGCGCGATCGCGGAGGTGGGCGAGAGCGGCGACCGGGCGATGAAGCGCATCGTCTCCGGTGCGGAAGGCGCCTCGCGCGCGCTGAGCCTGCTCGGCCCGGTGCTCGCGGGGCTGTCCGTGGGCGCGCTGGCGAACTTCGCCCGCCGCGCGGTCGATGCGGTGGGAGGGCTCGGCGAGCTCGCCGATCAGGTCGGCGTGTCCACCGATGCGTTGCAGGCGTTCCGCTTCGCCGCCGTCGAAGTCGGCCTCCGCAACGAGGACCTGGACCGCGGCCTCGCGGCGCTGACGCGGCGCATCGGCGATGCGGCGACCGGCGGGCGCGAGGCCGAAAGCGCCTTCCGCCGCATCGGCGTGTCGTTCCTGGACGCCGCCGGCAATGCGCGCGCGACCGAAGGCGTGCTCGCGGACATCGCCGACCGCATCGCGGCGGTCGAGAACCCGGCGGAGCGGGCGCGCATCGCGACGGAGATCTTCGGCGACCGGCTGGGGCAGCGGCTGATCCCGTTCCTCGCGCAGGGTCGCGAATGGCTGGAGCGCATGACCGCCGAGGCGCTGCGCTTCAGCCAGATCGCGGATGCGGAGCTGATCACGCGCGCCGATCAGGCGTCCGACCGCATCGCCAAGCTGAGCAGTGCGTTCTCGACGCTGGCGACCAATCTCCTGGCTAGCGTTGCTCCGGCGCTCAGCGCGGTCGCCGACCAGATCGGCCGCGTCGCCTTCGGCGTGCCGGTCTCGGAGCAGATCGGGCGGCTGGAAGCGCGGCGAGCCGACCTCTTGCGAGCGCGCGAGGCCGGCGGCGGCGTGGTCTTCTCCCAGGACGCGACGCGGCGCGCCCTTGAGGAACGCGGTCTTGCGAGTCCGTTGCGCGTCACCGTCGCGGACGTCGATCGCGAGCTCGCGGAGATCGACCGCCAGCTTGAGGCGCTGCGCCAGCGCAACGCGCAGTTCGAGCAGCGGGCGCGGGAGATCGTCGAGGGCCGGACGCGCACCGGCGCGAACGAGGCCGAGCTGCGCCGGCAGCGCGCCGCGGAGGATATCGCCGCGCTGCGCGAGACGCTCGATCAGCGGGTGCGCATCGAGCGGGAATATCAGGAACGGCTTGACCGCATTCGGCGGGCGGTGGAAGCCGGCGCGGTCGAGCCGGCGGAGCGCCAGCGTCTCGAGACCGAGGCGCTGCGGGCGCGGGACGAGGCGCTCAAGCGCGTCGAGCAGCGCACCAGGACGACGGTCTCGGCCGAGGAGAAGCGCCTCGACACTCTCCGCCGGCAGGTCGAGCTCGCCGGGGTGGCCGAGGAGCGCGAGCGGTTCGTCGCCGAGCGCATCGCGGGCTTGACAGGGACGCAGCGCGCCGAGGCGGAGCGGCTGGCGGGAGCGCTGTTCGACCTTCAGCAGGCGCGCAAGGCGGAGGCCGAGGCGCTTCAACAGGCGGGCCGGCTCTATGACGAGACCCGCACGCCGCTGGAACGCTACGTCGCCGCGCTCGAACGGCTCGCCGAGCTGCGTCCGGTGCTGGAAAGTCGCTTCGGCGCGACCGGGGCGGACGAGATCATCGGCCGGCGCGCGCAGACCTTGCTCGACGAGCTGAAGAAAGCCGAGCAGAAGACGGCCGAGGTCGATGACGTCGCGCGCCAGCTCGGGCTGACCTTCGAGAGCGCATTCGAGGGGGCGATCGTGCGCGGGCGAAGCTTCGGCGACGTGCTGAAGGGCATCGAGCAGGACCTGCTACGCCTCGGCACGCGCAAGCTGGTGACCGAGCCGCTGCTGGCGCTGTTCAATTCGGCGCTCGGCGGGATCACCGGCGGGGGCGGGATCAGCGGCCTTTTCTCGGGCCTGGGCTCGTTCCTGGC